TGATTAAACAACATAATAAGTTAAGACTTAATTATGATGCAATGTCTAAAATGATTGCTTATCATTCTGATTACCATTTAAAACCAGTATGGGATGGAGAGGATCAAGAAGCATTAGCTGAAATAATGGGTTGTATTAAAGTATTAGATATACCTCAAGATAAAGTATGGTTTATGCCTGCTGGTGATTCAAGAGAGGCTTTATTCAAATCATATCCAAAAATGTTTGATTGGGTGAGAGATAATGGTTACAGATTAACTTGGAGACCTCATATCATTGCATTTGAAGATCAAAGGGAGGTATAACAATAAATTTGGTTACTCAAATTATATTTCGTATATTTAGATAAATAAATAAGTTATAAATGGAGAATAAAAGAAGAAAAATCCACGAAGAATTAGAAGTGGTACAAGTAGGTTTTGCAAATGGTGTTGCAGAAGGTTTTCCCTTAAATGATAAAGAAAAACTAAAAATGATTGATAAAGCTGAAAAGGCATATGGTCAATTTTTAGATGCTTTAAAATGTGATTGGAGAAATGATCCAAACTCAATGGAAACACCTCGTCGTGTAGCTAAAGCATATGTAAATGATTTATGGGCTGGTAGATATAATGCAATGTCTCCAATTACATCGTTTCCATCAGATGGTTATGATGGTGTAATTATAGAACGTAATATACCATTAACTTCAATGTGTTCACATCACCATCAAACAATTGGAGGTGTAGTTCATATTGGTTACATTTCAGGTGAAAATGGTCAAGTAATTGGTTTATCTAAATTAAATCGTATTGTAGAATTATTTGGTCGCAGAGGAGCAATTCAAGAACAATTAACATCTGCTATTCATAATGCTGTAAATAAAATTACAGAAGGTAATTTAGGTGTAATTGTTACTATAGTTGGAACTCACAATTGTGTATCTTGTAGAGGTGTTAAACACCAAGGGGCAGCAATGGTTACTACTAAAGCAAGTGGTGCTTTTAGAGATGATACTAATCAAGCTCGTAAAGAGTTTTTTGATTCATTGAAAATTAACAATGGAGGACATAATATCTAAAGATATGTTAAAAGTAGATAATAAAATTTATTTAAGCTGGGATGATGTTAATGATTTAGTTGACATTTTATGTGAAAAAATAATTACAGAAAAACCAAACATTGATTCAGTATTTGGTTTAAAACGTGGTGGGCTGATCCCAGCAGTAATGGTATCTCATAAATTAGGTTTACCATGGTCTGATGTAATGTATCCAAATACCTTAGTAATAGATGATATTTGTGATACTGGAGAAACGTTAAAAAATTGCATTGGTGTTTATACTGCCGTACTTCATCATAAACCACATACCGCGTGTTATACGCCAAGTATATGCGCAGTAACGCACGATAGTGATGAATGGATAATATACCCTTGGGAAAGAAAAGATAGTAGTCCTATTCAAGATTACAAATTAAATAACAAATAAAAATAAAAATTATGTATTGGCAAGTAGACGTAAAAATGGAATTCGAAAATGATCGTGGTAGAGTTCAAAAAGTAATTGAAAAATATTTAGTAAGTGCCTTTTCAGCAACCGACGCTGAAGCTAAAATTTATAAAGAATTTGAAGGTGATTCTAATTTTTCAGTAGAAAAAGTAGTAAAATCTAAAATCTTGAAAATCTTAGGTGATGAGTAGAGAAAGTATGAGAGGAATATCTCAAGAAAAAGAGGTTTATGCTTTAACTCGTAAAATAGCATCAAATGTTGCTTTTATGACTAAAGAAGATATTAAAGTATTAGAATATCTTGCAACTAAAGGTGATTATTCAGATAAAGTAATTAAATTAGTAGATAAAAAATATGTACCTTTTATCTCAGAAGTAGAAGAATTTAACGCCGTAATGGGTAAACCTAATAATTATGAACCAATTATCCCCGAACGAAAAGAATGGGAGTTTGTATACAATTTCGTCCTTGAAGAACTTGAAGAATATAGAGAAGCTTGCGAAGGAGGAGACATCGTTGAGATTTTGGACGCTTTGTGTGATATTACTTATGTTGCCGTTGGGAACGGTGCTATGCTACATGGCATTAAGGATAAGGTATGGGAAGCATATCAAGAGGTTCAAGCGTCAAATTTATCTAAAGCTTGCAAAACAGAAGAAGAAGCTCAAGCAACAGTCGATAAAAGAAGCATCGAACAAGGTGAAGCATGTCATTACGAAAAAGTTGGACCTTATTACATCGTTTATAGAACAAGAGACAAAAAAGTAATGAAAAATGTAAATTATTTTAGACCTGATTTGTCTAAATTCTTTACAGAAGAACAATTAAGTAACTTCAATAGAATCAAGTAGATGTATACTAAATGCTATCCAGGTAAAAAATTAGGGGAAAATTATTATGAAATCCACCTTTGGGATGATCAAAATGGATATCAGAAAATCCCTTATAACAACATAGCATATCAGGAATGTTCAGAGGAAGATCACTCATGTAAAGGTTTAAATGGTGAATACCTAAAACCTGTATCTAAGTGGTTTTTCTCTAAAAATCCTGATTATTCTCACAAGAATACTCCTGGATTGCATTTTCATGATATGCCTATAGAACAAAAGTTTTTAGTTGAGCGTTATGGTATTAATGATGAACCTTCAACTGGACATAGAGAAGTATTTTTTGATATTGAGTGTGAGATTGGTGGTGCCCTAACTGAGGATTACATTGAAAGTGCTCCGATGCCTATCACCTCTATAGCTTGGTGGGATAAAACACCTGATACTTGGCATATACTTATTTTAGATAAAAAAGGTCAATTACAGCATACTAAAGCTAGAAACAAAGAAATTATACCCTGTAAAACTGAACATGAATTATTAGCTAAATTTATTGAAGCTATTCGAAATATTGATCCAGATATTTTAATAGGTTATAATAGTGATTATTTTGATATACCTTACTTGTATTATAGAATGTGTAATACAATAGGTAAAGAATGGGCTGATCAATTATCACCACTTGGTACTGTTAATTCTAAAAAATATAGTAAATTCTTTTATAAACAAAGTCAATTTGTAGATATTGTTGGTGTTGAATCCTTAGATTATATGCTTTTGCATAAGAAGTATAGTTGGAAAGATGAACCAAGTTGGAAATTAGATGCTATTGGTCAAAAATATGCTGGTGTGAATAAAGTTGAATTTGAAGGTAATTTAGATCAATTATTTGAAAATGATATTCATAAGTTTATAGAATATAACTTTATGGATGTTAACATCTTAAAATTATTAGATGAAAAACTTCAATATATTGCTTTAACTAAAAATTTATCACATAAGGGAAAACATAATTACTGTGAAGTTTATTCAAACAGTAAAACCCAAGACGGAGCAATTTCAGCTTATCTTTTATCTAAAAGTATAATTCCTCCTCCAAAAGAAATTAATCCTCAAAAGAAAGATAACTATGCAGGTGGTTATTTATTTTGCCCTAAAGCAGGATTATACAAGTATATGTTTGATGAGGATTTAACATCACTATACCCATCTATTATAATGTCAGTTAACATAGGTAAGGAAACTTTTATAGGACGTATTATAGATGCAGATGATCGTAATAATAGATTGGGGCTTAACGATTTAAAGGCTAAAGATCCTAAAGAATTATTATTAGTTGAAAATGCTAAACGTAAACAAACTAATGTTGAAGCAGGAGTACTTGTAGGTATTATCGAATCTCAAAATTTAGCGGTTGCAGCAAATGGTTCAATGTTTAGAACAGATAAAGAATCAGTATTATCTACTATTTTAAAGAAATGGTTTGAAGAAAGAGTACTATATAAAAACAGAATGAAAACTGCTTATAAAGCAGGAGATAAAGAAAAAGGTGAATATAATCACTTAATGCAATACACAATGAAAATTTTATTAAATAGTTTATATGGAGCCACAGCATTACCTTCATTTAGATATGGAATGAATCTTGCTATATTAAGTGAAGCTATTACTTTATCAGGACACAGAATTATTCAAGAATCAGCTTTATGTGCTAATAGGCATATGAACAAAGTAATTAGAAACGAAATTAAATTAGAGATATAATGGCATTATCAGCACAAGCAATCCGAAAAGAAACAACTATTATAGTTGATGGTCAAAGAATACCTAAAGATGAATTGATTGAAATAAGCCGAGGTTGGAGCGATATTCAAGAAAATTTCTTTAGAAAAATGCTTCATCAAGGTGGGGAATTTAAAATAAAGGGTGTATCTTATCACATCAAACCCGCTGAAGCACTTTTAACTTCACGTGGAGAAAAAGATTGTGGTATAATAACAGTACCTGGAGAAGATAGTAGATTTTAATGAAACATTTAGAAGAAACCCCTTGGTGGATCTGTGATCCCGATGATATCAACTACTGTGCCTATGTGGATACAGATAGTAACTATTTTAATGCCGAACCCCTACTACTTCATCTTTATCCTAATTTTGCAGAATTTAGTGATGCTGAAAAAGATGATATTTTAGAGAAGGTAGCACTTAAGTATCAAGATATCATTACCAATCATTATAACATTTTAGCTAAAGAATGTTTTAATGTTGATGAACATCGTCTTGAAATGAAAACCGAATGTGTTATTCGTTCAGCTTATTTTAGAGCTACAAGAAGATATGCTCAATGGATTACTAAACAGGAGGGTATTGCTAAAGAAACTTTAGATATTAAAGGTTTAGAGTTTATGAAAGCTAACTTTCCACCTATTTTAGGAGAATTCTTCAATGATATTTTAAAACAAGTTCTAAAAGGAGCTTCACATAGTCATATTTTAGAACAAATTAAAGTATTTAAAAAACAAATCTTAGATAATACTATTCCTCTTAACAGATTAGGTAATCCAACTGCTGTTAAGAAATTAGAAAAATACTCAGGTAAGAATGCTCGAGCAGGAGAGATGTTTACTGAAATTCTTAAAGGTGCACCTGCATCTGTTCGAGCAACTATTCGTTATAATGATTTATTAAGATTATGGCAATTAGATAAAAAACATAATTACATTACTCAAGCAGATAAAGTAAAATGGATTTATTTAAAAGATAATCCATATAAAATTGAAGCATTAGCCTTTTTTGATTATGATATGCCTGATAAGATAAATGAATTTTTAGCTAAGTATGCTGATAGGCAAAAAATATTTGATTCTATATTGTTAAACAAATTAGAAGGATTTTTTAGTGATTTAGAATGGAATTTAGATTTAAATCCTTATAAAAAAGCATTTGATTTTTTTGAAGTTTAAAAAAGAAATATTATATTACAGTTATGATAAATAAAAATATATTACAGAGCGTTATTTCAAAATATCACTTAGGTGGACGTCACAATCGAGTAAAATGGAGAATTAAGGATAATACATTAACTATTTTTGCTAGTGAAGGAGGTAGAGCATGTAAAGTTGTTCTTGATAATTTCCCACTACAAGATAGTGAGTTAGGAATTTTTGATACTGATAAATTAACTAAATTATTATCTATTACTAATGGTGATTTAATGTTATCTTTACAAGGTAGAAAAGAATTATATACCATTTTAGATATTGCTGATGCCAATTTTGATTTAACCTACACATTAGCTGATTCCTTAACTATAGGAAAAGCACAGTGGGTGAGTGACCCTGATTCATTTGAAGTTGAATTAGAATTAGATCAATCTGATATAGGTCATATTATTAAAGCTAAAAGTGCATTGCCTGAATCTCAGAATATGCAAATTACTACTAAATTAGATACAGATGGTAATCAAATCTGTGAATTCATATTTGGTGATATATCAGGTTATTCAAATAAAATTACTTACAAAATTCAAGGTAAAATAACTAAAGATAATTTAATAATCCCATTTGATTCAAACGTGATTAAAGATATTTTTAATGCTAATAAAGATATGACTTCTGCTTTATTAAAATTATCTGAAAAAGGATTATTAAAATTAGAATTTGAAGGTGAAGGAATTATAAGTACATATTATATTTTAAGAAACGAATAAAAAATTGACTTTTCCCTATACTCTATATATGTATCATAAAGTAACTAGTAGCTGGAGCACAAGTTATATTTTAATAAATTATTTAACCGCGATCTTAGGACGCATAAACGTAAATCGATATGAGTACAAACTTTAATGAATTTGACATTCTATTCCACAATGCATTTTTCCCAACAAGTGGATTCGGCTCTGCCAAAACAACAAAACAACCCCATCCCTTAAACATTTTTTACGACGAAACAGGACTATTTTTTGAAGTAGCTTGCACCGGTCTTACTAAAAGTGATGTAAAAATAGATATCGAAGACGATATTCTAACAATTAGTTATAACAAACCAGAAGAAGAATTACATCCTGGTACTATCCATAGAGGGTTATCTAAAAAATCCTTTAATTTATCCTATAAAATTTCATCTAAATTTAATCTTCCAGAGGCTGAAGCTAAACTGGAAAATGGTTTATTAGAAATTTTCATCCCAATTTCCGAGTCAGCAAAACCTAAAACTTTAAAAATAAAGTAATAGTAATTGCAAAAAAACGTGCTCCAGCACAAGTTTTTTCGTATATTTACGTACACTTAAAAAATTAGTTATAGATGACAACACGTAGAAAATCAATCCAGGTAATTAGAGATCCTTTGTTAGAACCTTTTTTCATCACAAGAGATGAATATAGTTTTACCATTAAACAAGTAATCGAATCAGATTCTGATCACTTTAGATCTAAAGGTAAAAGCAAGACATATGAAAAGTCTTTATATTACTTTTCTGATTTTGGCCGCGCTATTAATAAAATAGCAGAATTAAAATCTAATTTAGAAGATTACAACAGTTTAAAAGAGTTTATTGAAAATTATCAAACAATTAGTAACCAAATTAAAGATTATACAAATGAAATTAGAAGCACTATTTGATGCAGTTATCGTTAAGCCCATTGAGAGCGAAGAAACCGTTTACGGAAATATTATCGTTCCAGATATGGGGAAAGACAAAAATGAGTATGCCGAAATAATTGCTGTAGGCCCAGGAAAACCCACTTTTACAGGTGATTTTATTCCAACAGTATTAAAAGTAGGAGATAGAGTAGTATTACCTACGATGGGATTTACAAAATTACCATTTCAAGGAGAAGAATACTATGTTGGACCTGAAAACCAGATTTTGGCTAAAGTAACACAAGAAGAAAAATAAAATTTATGGAAAGAAAAATAGAATTCGGTAAAAACGCTAGAATTAATCTAGTACGAGGTATTGATAAATTAGCAGATGCTGTAGTTTCAACATTAGGTCCTAATGGTCGTAATGTTGTAATTTTTAGAGGTAATGGAGAAGTTCCTCAATCAACAAAAGATGGTGTTACAGTAGCTAAATCTATAGTTTTAGATAATCCAAGTGAAGAATTAGGGGTACTATTACTTAAACAAGCAGCTATTAATACAGCCAATAAAGCAGGAGATGGAACTACAACTTCAACTTTATTAGCACGCGAAATTATTAAAGCAGGTTTAAATAGCCTTGATAATGGTGAAAATGCAGTTAAAATTAAAAGAGAAATTGATGACGCAGTTAAAATTGTTATCTCTAATCTTAGAAACAATCTGTCAGAAGATATTTCAGATGAAGGTCAATTAGAACAAATTGCTTCAATTTCTGCAAATAATGATTTAGAAACCGGTAAATTAATTGCTTCTGCAATTGAAAAAGTAGGTTTAGAAGGGGTTGTTCATATTGAAGAATCTAAAACTGGAGATACTTATCTTGAAACAGTTGAAGGTATGCAATTCGATAGAGGTTATAAATCACCTTATTTTGTTACAGATAATAACTCAATGTCATCTGTATTAGAAAACCCAGCTATCTTAATTTTAGATACTAGATTAAACACAGTAAAAGAATTACTTCCAATTTTAGAAGCAGTTTCAGCTCAAGGAAAATCATTATTAATTATTGCTGAAGATATTGACAATGAAGCACTTGCTACCCTTATTGTTAATAAAATGAGAGGTACAATTAATGTTTGTGCTGTTAAAGCCCCAGATTTTGGAGATCGTAGAAAACTTATCTTAGAAGATATTGCTATTACAACAGGTGGCCAAGTATTTTCCAAAGAAAAAGGAATGAAACTTGACCGTTTTGATTGGGCTTGGTTTGGTTCAGCTAGAAAAGCTACAATTACTAAAGATCAAACAACTATTGTTGATGGTAAAGGTGATGTTGAAAGAATTACTTCAAGAATTGAAGAATTACAAGCTCAACTTGAAAAATCAACTACTCCTTACGAAACTGAACAATTACAAAACAGACTTGCTAAATTTGTTGGTGGTGTAGCTATTATTCATGTTGGTGGTAACACTGAAACTGAAATGTTAGAGAAAAAAGATAGAGTTGATGATGCTTTACATGCTACAAAAGCTGCCATAGCCGAAGGTATTTTACCAGGTGGGGGTGTTGCTTTATTAGTTGCTTCTCAAGGTCTAGATCTTAGTAAAAAAGGTCATAGCATTGTAGCTAAAGCTTGTTCAAAACCATTTGAACAAATTTTAATTAATGCAGGTTATGATATTGCTCAAACTGCAATTTTAGGAAAATACAAAGTATTAGAATCAGGTAATAATTGGAACGGTGTTGATGTAGAATCAGGAGAAATTGTTAACTTTAAAGAAAGAGGTATTATTGACCCAACTAAAGTAACAAGATTAGCTCTAGAAAATGCTGCCTCAATTGCTGGAACTATTTTATTAACTGAGTGTACTATTACTCAAGATAAAAGTGCTGAAGAAAGAATGAGAGTGCTTCAATCAAATGCTTCTCAAGGTGCTGGAATGGATTATTAATCAAATTTAAATTAAAAAATGGAAAAACAACAATTATTCGAACAAATTGAAGGGTTATATACCCAATTTCAAGATGAACATGCAGGTACTACAAAGGCATCAGCTCAACGTGCTAGAAAAGCATTAAGCAGTATCAAAAAATTAATCTCGGCATACAATAAAGCTTCTGTTACTGAGAGTAAAAAGTAAAATATGTGGGGGAGCTTGTCTTCCCCACTTAATTTTCGTACATTTACAATATGAAAAATCAAGAAACACAGATTATAGAACAAAATATTTTAATTGCTCGTCGTGTACCACCTGGTGATAGATGGCGTTTAGTTGCTAATGAACCTGATGGTCAAGTACATAAGACTTTAACTGATACTTTAGAAGCTTATATGACTAAAACAGGATTTAGAGGTGAATATAGATTAGCCCCTTTAAAAGGTGAGTTATTTGCTATTTCATCTGAAGAAAAAGAAATAGAAAAACCTAAAGAACAGAAATTTTCAATTTACGGAGAGTACTAAATGAAAGAACATAGTTTATTAGTAGAAAAATATCGCCCTGATAATTTAGAAGGTTATGTAGGTAATGAGAATATCAAAAAAGTTATAGCACAATACTTAACACAAAATGATATTCAAAACCTTATATTCTACGGTCCCGCAGGTACAGGTAAAACCACATTAGCTAAAATTATAATCAATAATTTAGACTGCGACCACCTTTATATTAATGCCTCAGATGAAAGAGGTATTGAAACTATTAGAGAAAAAGTAACTGGTTTTGCAAGTGTAGCTTCATTCAAACCTTTAAAGGTTGTTATTTTAGATGAAGCTGATTTCTTAACAATCCAAGCACAAGCATCTTTACGTAATATTATTGAAACGTTTTCACGTACTACTCGTTTTATTATGACTTGTAATTTTGTTGAGCGTATTATTGACCCATTACAATCAAGATGTCAGGTTCTTAAAATAGTTCCACCTACTAAAAGTGATGTTGCTAAACATTTAGCTGGTATTTTAACATCAGAAAATATAAAATATACTGTAGAAGATCTTAAAGTTATAGTAAACCAATACTATCCAGACTTACGTAAATGTATTAATACTTTGCAGTTATCCACGGTAGATAATACAATTGAATTGGATACTAATATACTTGTATCATCAAATTATATTGGTAAGGTAATCGCAGAGTTACAAACCCCAAAACCATCATTTAAAAACATTCGTCAAATCGTTGCTGATTCGAATACTGATGATTTTGAGGAAATGTATAGAGCATTATATGAGGAATCAAGTAGTTATATGCCTGGTAAAGAGGGTACAGTAGCTATTCTTATAAATGATCATCAATACAAAGCAAATTTTAGAATAGATAAAGAAATTTGTCTAATGTCATTAATTCAAAACTTAATAAATAATAAATAATAAATAAAAATGGAAAAACCACAACAACCACAACTTAACATTGATTTAAAATCAACTACAGGTATTAAAAACTCAGAAGGAAGTAGCTTATTTCAATCTGGAGTAATTCTTAGAAAAATCTCTAAATTCATCGCGGGAACAGAAAATGATGCTATCATGCCTATCCCAGTATTTTTTGATCCTACAAATAATAAAATATTAGGAGAAGGTTTACCACCTGAATTAAGAGAAGAATTAGCTGACGAATTGTGCTAATGAAAAATGTTTTTGATTGGTTAAAAGAAATCAATACCACCAAATCTGATCCCAATTCCTTCACTGAGAAGGATTGGGAGGTTTGGAATAGTTACATGGTACATCGTTTTCTAAGCCAAAATGAAGATTTTTTAGAATTAGTAAATGAGGTCCAAAGATTACCACCTCAAAATAAAAAAGAAATTTATTCAATTTATAGAGAATTTATCCCTAAAAATAATAAATGGAGTAAATATATTAAATCAAATATTAAACAACGTAATACTGATTTAATTAATCATTTAAAAGATTATTGGATGTGTTCAAGTAAAGAGGTAAAAGATTATCTAGAATTTTTGGGGAACGACGAAGTTCTTCGTATATTAACCCATAGAGGAATTGAAAAAAAAGAAATTAAAACATTATTAAAATGAGACAAATATTATTAAACGCAGTTAGAAGTCATGCTCGGGGACATATTGATAAACACGTAGCAAATGTTGAAGTTTATCTTAAAAATCCTACAGGTATTGGAGAACATTCAGATATAGTTGATGCAATCGAAATAGAGTTAAAATATATTGCTGAGTATCAGGATCAGATTGACATTCTAGATAAATATTTTCCTAACACAACAGATCAAATCAATGGGTAGTTCAATAAGTAAATACGAAGAAAATATGAGTGATAAAGAAATTATCAACAAAACCCAACAAGATCGTAGTATTAAGGATTTTGAAAAAACTTATCCTGAATTAGCGGAAGCATTTAGAGAAATTCAAATTGAACAATATACCTTATTTGCATCCAAAATGATGGATTATGGTTTAGGTAATATTGCTTTAGGTTCTGATTTAACTGAAAAAGAAGATGTTGATTTTTCTATGATGGGAATTTGGTTACGTTGTAATGATAAAGTTAATCGTTTAAAAAATCTCTTAAAACGAAAAGGAGATGCTTATGTAAAAAGTGAACCTATGATTGATAGTTTTGTAGACATATCAAATTATGGTATTATAGCACAATTAGTCCTTAGAGGACAATGGAAATAATTATATTTTGGCAAAAAAATTACCTAAAATAGTAAGAGAAATTCAAAACAATCCTCCCACTGAGGTAAATTTTGCTTATCAAAAGAATATTTCATATTCACAGATGTCTATTTATAGAAACTGTGCTCATAGATGGAAACTTCAGTATAAAGATAAAATAAAGCGTTTTACTTCATCTATACACACTGTATTTGGAACTGCTATACATGAATCAATCCAATCTTATTTGGGTACAATGTATAATACTTCTACTACGGTAGCGGATCAAATTAACATAGAAGATACATTTCAAGCTAATTTTATCAACGAATATCAAAAACAATACAAAGCAAATAATGGTTCCCATTTTTCATCAGCTGAGGAAATGAGAGAATTTTTTGAAGATGGAGTTGGAATCCTTAATTGGTTTAAAAAAAGAAAAACTAGATATTTTTCAAAACGTGGTTGGCATTTAGTTGGTTGTGAAATACCTATTGTACTTGCACCAAATAAAATGTATAGTAACGTATTATACATGGGGTTCCTGGATATTGTAATGTATCATGAACCTACAAATAAATTCCGTATAATCGATATTAAAACCAGCACTCGTGGTTGGGGAGATAAAGATAAAAAGAATGAAGATAAACAGTTTCAAATATTATTATACAAAACCTTCTTCTCAACTCAATACAATATTCCTTTAGATGATATCGAAGTTGAATTTTTTATTGTTAAAAGAAAAGTGATGGATATGGATGATGAAAAACTTATGTCACCTCATCAAGCATACAGAGTTCAAACATTTTCACCACCAAGTGGTAAAATTAAAATCGGTAGAGCCAAAAGTGCTATTGATGATTTTATAAGAGATTGTTTTAACACAAATGGGGATATTAAGGAAGCTGAGTATCCTAAAAATATAAGTAAGTTTAGTTGTATGTATTGTCCTTATAAGGAAGATAGAGAAAATTGTGGAGAGGGTATAATTTACTAAACTACTTATATATGTATAGACATAACATATAAACTAATAAAGATTATGAGCACAAAAACAATGACACTAACTAGTGTAAAAATCCAAAGCGATTTATTTGAAAATTTTAAAATTGAATGTGTAAAACGAAAGTTTTCTTTTCAAAAGCTTGCCGATCGGGCTATTTATTTGTACCTTACAGATGAGAATTTCCGTAAACAAGTTACAAATCAAACTAATACTGAACTATAAATTAAAAATTAATGAATCAAAGTTTTGAATCTCTTCCTAGAGAAAAAAGAAAAAAAATCCTACTAATATGTGATGATATTAGAGTACACTCGGGTGTTGCTACTGTAGCCAAAGAAATTGTAATGCATACCGCTCACCATTTTAATTGGGTAAATATAGCAGGTGCTATTTCACATCCAGAAAAAGGTAAAAAAATGGATCTTAGTGTGGCCGTTAATAATGAAATGGGTATGGAAGATTCTTCTGTGTTCTTATATTGTGTAGATGGATATGGTTCAGTACAGGATGTTCAAAACATTCTGGCAATGGAAAAACCAGATGCAGTAATGTTAATTACAGATCCAAGATACTTCCAACATATTTTTAATATGGAAGATCAAATTCGTAAAATATGTCCTATTACTTATCTAAACATTTGGGACGATTATCCAGCTCCAAGATATAACCAACCTTACTATGAAGCTTGTGATTTATTAATGGGTATATCAAAACAAACAGTTAATATTAATAAATTAGTATTAGCCGATGTTAATAATGATAAAAGAGTATTTAGATATGTTCCTCACGGTTTAGACCATACTCATTTTTATCCAATCAATGAAGGCCATGAACAATATAAAGAATATTTAGATTACCGAAACAAAACTTTATTTAAAGGTGAAGAAGTAAACTTTGCATTATTCTTTAATTCAAGAAACATTCGTAGAAAACAAATTCCAGATGCAATGATGGCTTTTAGAGCATTCTTAGACTCATTGCCTTATGAAGAAGCATTGAAATGTAGGTTTGTTTTACATACTGAACTAGTTTCAGACCATGGTACCGATTTAACTAAAGTAAAAGAATATTTGTTTGATGAGAATTATAGTAAATGTATTATTTTCTCTCAAAATAAACTTGATAGAAAAACATTAAATTTCCTTTATAACATAGCTGATGCTCAAATCTTACTTACTTCTAATGAAGGTTGGGGGTTAACAATTACAGAAGCTATTTTAGCAGGTACTCCTATTATTGCAAATGTAACAGGTGGTATGCAAGATCAAATGAGATTTGAAGATGAGAATGGTAAATGGTTTACTCCATCTCCAGAAATCCCTTCAAACCATAGAGGTACATTTAAGAAACATGGTGAATGGGCTTTCCCAGTTTATCCAACTTCAAGATCAATTCAAGGTTCGCCTCCAACACCTTACATTTATGATGACAGATGTACTTGGGAAGATGCTTGTGATAGAATTAAAGAAGTATATGCTTTACCTCGTGATGTAAGAAAAGCAAAAGGATTAAAAGGTAGAGAATGGGCTTTAAGTGATGAAGCAGGTTTTACAGCTAAACATCAAGCTGACAGAGTAATGGAAGCATTTGATGCTTTATTTAAAGTATGGACACCAAGAGAGAATTTTGAAATTGTAAATGCTACCGAGTATAAAGGTAAATTTTTAAACCATAAAATAGTATATTAATGAATAAGCCAAGTTTTGTAATCAGTTGCCCAATAGATACTTACAGTGGATATGGAGCACGAGCACGTGATATTGTAAAAGCAATTATAAACACAGAAAGGTATGATGTTAAAATCTTACCACAAAGATGGGGAGATACACCAACTAATTTCCTACAAGATAATAAGGAATGGGATTTTTTACTTCCATTTGTATCACAACAACTAACAGCTCAGCCTGATATTTGGATGCAAATTACCATTCCAAGTGAATTTGTACCTCAGGGAAAATATAATATTGGTTGTACAGCAGGAATTGAAAGTACTGGATGTGACCCATCTTGGATTGATGGTTTAAATAGAATGGATATGAATTGGGTTTCTTCAAATCATAGTAAAAAGGTATTTAGTGAAATAAATTTTGAAAAAAGAGATCAAAATACTAATCAACCTATAGGAATAACTAAACTGGAAAAACCAATTGAAGTTGTATTTGAAGGAATTGATTTGAATGTATACAAACATATTCCAAACGAAGATATCACTCTTAATTTAGATGCTATTAAAGAATCATTTTGTTATCTATTTGTAGGACATTGGATGCAAGGGGCTTTAGGCCATGATAGAAAAAATGTTGGTTTAACTATTAAATACTTCTTTGATGCCTTTAAAAACCAAAAATCCGCTCCTGCATTAATTCTAAAAGCATCAACTGGTAGAAACAGTTATATGAGTAGAGAAGCTATTTTAGATAGAATTAATTCCATTAAATCTTTATATAAAAATGATACTTTACCAAATGTCTATATTTTAAACGGTGGACTTTCAGATGTAGAAATGAATGAATTATATAACCATCCAAAAGTAAAAGCTATGGTAAGTTTTACTAAAGGAGAAGGATATGGTAGACCTTTATCTGAATTTGGTTTAAGTAAAAAACCAATTATTGCCTCAGGGTGGTCAGGACATTTAGATTTTTTAAATCCTCAAAATACAGTTTTACTTCCAGGACATTTAGAAAATGTAGATAGTAGTGCTGCTAATCAATGGTTAAGAAAAGATACTCAATGGTTTCAAGTAAGTGAAAAATTTGCTGTTTCTGCTTATAAAGATGTTTACAAAAACTATAAGAAATTTGGAGAAATGGGTAAAAAACAAGGATTTTATGTTAAAACAAATTTTAGTTATGAAAAAATGGCTGAATTAGTAGATAAACTTTTACTTAATACAGTTCCTAAATTTCCTAAGCATGTAGAATTAGTTTTACCAACTTTAACAACACCAAAACTACAATAATATGCAATACGATGAAATTATAAATTGTCCTAAATCCGGGGGTGATTTATGTTATAAAATCCAAGTAAATGAAGATATAATTAATTATTTTAGTTTATCTTGTGGGTTTTGGACTAATACATTAATGATACCCGGGACTGAATTTTATGAAGAACAAATGTCAGTTTTACCTGAACTTCATAAAGCTATATCTTGGATTGATCCATCTACTGAATTAGTTTGGATTCCAAATACTATTAATGAACCAACCTTAGGGATGGTATTTGCTGAAGGTAATAGTGCTGATAACTGGGCTTGGGCTTCAGTTAGAACTAGAGAATTAAGTGAAGAAGAACAAAAAGAAACAGGTTTAACTCATAAACCCGATATGACTACCAAACAAAATTTTGGAGAGCGTGATTATCTAGATGCTCTTTCGTATATTGGGGTATTACCAGAATAAATTATGAAGATAAGTTACGGCATAACAGTATGTAATGAGGATAAAGAACTTCAATATTTAATTGAATTTATTAGCCCCATAATAGATAAAGAAGATGAAATTGTAATTGTTTATGATAACAATAGAGTTACTAAAGAAGTATTAGATATATTAGAATACCATCAAGATAAGGTAATAGCTTTTCCATTTGATTTTCAACAGGATTTCTTAGAAAATAAGAATTATATGAATTCTAAATGTACAGGAGATTACATATTTCAGATAGATGCTGATGAAATCCCATCAGAGATTTTAGTACTTAATTTAAAAGCAATACTAGAATCAAACCCAGTAGATGTTTTTATTATCCCTAGAGTTAACTTAGTCAAAGGTCTTACTCAAGAACATATCAATAAATGGGGGTGGAATGTAAATGAAAAAGGATGGGTTAATTGGCCTGACCAACAGAAAAGAATATATAAAAACGATTCTGTGATAAAATGGTCAGGACATAAAATACATGGGATGGTAGAAGGATATAATTCTTATGCTTTTCTCCCTACTGAAGAAATTTATTGTATCTATCATAATAAAGAAATTAAAAGACAGGAACAACAAAATGAAAGATATGCACAAATACAAAAAACATTATAAATGGTAAGTTTAATTATTCCCTCATATAGAAATCCTGAATGTTTAGATCTATGTCTAAAATCAGCACTAGAAGGACAAGTTAACAATAATCAGATAGTAGTAGCTATAGACGGATTTATTGAAGAAAGTCAACATATATTAGAAAAATATAAAGATAATATATCATTACTTGATTTAGGTCATAATCAGGGTATGCAACAAGCACTTAATTTGGGTGTAATGAATGCTATTAATGAACGGATTGTTATTATTAATGATGACAATGTATTATGTAAAGATTGGGATATTATTATAGAAGAAGATTTAAAACCAGGAAATGTATTGACTATAAATCAAATAGAACCATACGCAGGTATATTTGGTTTTCCTGTAGGTGATTTTGGTACAAACCCTAAAGAATTTAAATATAATGAGTTTATTGAATATGAATTATCTCTTAGAGAAGATAAATTTTCTCCCGATGGTGGAATATTTCCATTTGCTATGTGGAAAAAAGATTATATGATTGTAGGAGGATTTGATACTTTATATAATTCTCCTTTTATTTGTGATTGGGATTTCTTTCTTAAATTAGAACTAAATGGGTTAGATTTTATTAAAACTCATAGAGCTCATTTCTATCATTTTGTAAGTATGGCAACTAAAAAAGGAGTTAATAAAGAGGAAATGATAGCATCGGAAAATCCTGCTGTACAAATATTTAAATATAAATGGGGTATTTCTCCACAATTATTTGCTAATAATTCCCATAACCCTAAAAATGGAATTCAAGTTAAGGGTATAAAATTTAATTAAAAATTTATTAAAATTATGATTTACGATTTAGAAAAACAATTTGAAAACTTAAATAATATCCCTTCAGATATTAATGAACATTTTCCTGCTATGTTAAAATATGGTTCGGAGTGTAATCATATTACTGAAATGGGAGTAAGAGGAATTTGCTCTACTTGGGCCTGGTTAGCTTGTGAACCTAAAGATGCCTTATATTGTTATGATTTACATAACCCCTCAACTTGGGGTGGAGATATCCAACCATTAATTGATACTGCTAACTTCTATGGTATAAATTTTAAATTTATAGAAGCTAATGTTTTAAATATAGATATTGAACCCACAGATTTATTATTTATTGATACCTGGCATGTGTATGATCAATTGAAAGCTGAACTTGCTAGACATCACAAACAAGTAAAAAAATATATTTGTTTCCATGATACAACTACTTTTGCACATCGTGGTGAGGCAACAACTTCACATCATGATTTCCATGGTGAACTTACACCTAATAAAGGTTTATGGGATGCTGTTACTGAGTTCTTGGATGAATATAGTGATGAGTGGGAATTAGTTGAAAGATTTGAAAATAACAACGGATTTACAATTATAAAACGTAAATGAGAATTATCTACCGAATTTCAGACAATGGTTATAATAAAATAAAACCTGATTATATTAATAATGAATTATGTCTTAAAAATGCATCTGAGGTATTTACCGATGCAATTTGGAGTATAATAGCAGATAATACTTCAGAAATAACCAATGACATGATTCAAAAATACATTACTAGGGATGCTATTTCATATGCATCCCAAGGTAATGGTGCTGCTACTTTTAATTTAGCTTTAAATGAAGCACTAACATATGATGATGATGAAATCATTTATTTTATTGAAAATGATTATCTTCATAAACCAAATAGTCAAAAAATTATTGAAGAGGGTTTGAGTTTAGGAGCTTCATTCGTATCATTATATGATCATCCTGATAAGTATTTAGATCCTTCTAAAGGAGGAAACATATACTGTGGGGGAGGAGCAGAGGATACTAGAGTATATTTAACTGAAAGTACACATTGGAAAATTACAAATAGTACTACAATGACTTTTGCTGCTAAAGTAAGTACATTAAAGGAAAATGAAGAAATCCTAAGACATCATACATCAGGAACTCATCCAAATGATTTTCAAATGTTTTTAGAGTTAAGAGCAAATAATAAATTATTAGTTACACCTATACCAGGTTATGCTACACACGGTGAAACAGCTTGGTTAAGCCCATTAATAGATTGGAATAAAATATGAATAAAACAGTATTAATTACAGGAGTTGCGGGTTTACTGGGAAGTAGATTAGCAGATTGGATTATTGAACATCACCCAGAATGTAAAGTTGTTGGTATTGATGACTTAAGTGGAGGTTATAAAGAAAATATTAACCCTAAAGTTGAATTTTGGCAAATGAACTTAGTTGAACATCCAATTGAAAACTGTTTTGAGGTTAATAAATTTGATTATGTGTTTCATTTTGCTGCTTATGCTGCTGAGGGGTTATCACCTTTTATCCGTTGTTTCAACTATGATAACAACTTAAAAGCCACAGCTCGCATAGTCAATGAATGTATAAAACACGACGTTAAAAGACTGGTATTTACGTCAACTCTTGCGGTTTATGGTCATGGTTATGGAGGTATATTTGATGAAACACAAATACCAAAACCAATCGATCCTTATGGGGTAGCTAAGTATGCTTGTGAAATGGATATTCAAATCGCAGGAGAACAACATGGTCTTGACTGGTGTATAATTAGACCACATAATGTTTATGGTATTAAACAAAATATTTGGGATAAATACAGAAATGTGTTAGGTATTTGGATGTATCAACATTTAAATAATCAACCCATAACCATATTTGGAGATGGTGAACAAACCCGAGCATTTAGTTATATAGATGATTCATTAGAACCACTTTGGAAAGCTGCTATATTACCTGGAGCAAGTAAAGAAATTATTAATCTAGGTGGTATAGAAGAATATTCAATTAAAGAAGCATCTCAAGTATTAGCTGAAATATTAGGTGGAGTTGAAGTTACCCATTTAGAGGGAAGACATGAAGTAAAACACTCAATCCCAACATATCAAAAATCAGTCGACATATTAGGTTTTGAACATAAAACATCATTAAAAGATGGATTAACTGCAATGTGGAATTGGGTTAAAGTTCAACCTATGAAAGATAGATTTGTATGGGACAAGTACGAAGTAGATAAAGGAATTTATTCATTCTGGAAAAAATAAAATGAAAATAGGAATTATAGGACAGGGATTTGTTGGTAACGCTGTTTATCAAAAATTTAAAGATTATTATGATGTTATTACTTATGATTTAGATGGGTCAAAATGTAATTCAACAGAAGAAGAGGTAATATCTAATAGTAATGTAATATTTGTATGTTTACCCACACCAATGAAAAAAGATGATGGTGGGTGTTGGACTGGTATAGTTGATGCTGCTTTAAACGTTATAAACACATATAACAAATGTAAAACAGTAGTAGTTAAGTCAACTATTCCACCTGGTACAACTAAAGAGTGGAATGAAAAATATAAAAATATTAATGTAGTTTTTAATCCTGAGTTTTTAACTGAAGCTAATGCTGTTAAAGATTATGAAAATCAAAACCGTATTATTTTAGGAGGAGATGAGGATGTTATTTGGGCTTTGGCACCTTTATTTTTAGAAGTATTTCCACAGGCTAGTATTATTGCAACTGATTCTACTAAAGCTGAAATGGTTAAATATTTAACTAATAATTTTTTATCTGTCAAGGTGGCATTTGCTAATGAAATGTATGACTTATGTTCTACATTAGATATAGAGTATAAAGATGTAATTAAGATGGCTACATATGATGAAAGATTAGGTAAAAGTCATTGGAGTGTACCTGGACCAGATGGTGATTTTGGTTTTGGTGGTCATTGTTTTCCAAAAGATTTAGCTGCTATATTAAGTGTAACTAAAAAACACGATACAATTGATAATGTATTAAGAGCAGCTCAAGCTACTAACCATAGTGTTAGAAGAAATAAAGATTGGGAAAAAATGGAAGGTAGAGCTGTAATATAAATTTGGATTCCCAAATTATTGTTCGTATATTTACCCATAATTTGAAATAATAAAGGTTATGTGCAAAGTTACATGGTGTGATAATGAAACCGAGTTTTATAATAAAACTCAACGTTATGTTTATTGTCCTACCCATATTCAATACAAAAAGTATGCTGCTAATGCACCTGTACGTCCCTGGTTGATGTATAAGGTGGAAAAAATAGTAGATATTGATTTTGTTTGTGAAATATGTGGGTTTGAACCACATAAACAATATATAAACGAGACAACTGAAATTTTATCATCATTGATGGATGTTGACCATAAAGACCCTAAAATTAAAGGTACTCTTGAAGGTGAACAACCATCAAATTATCAGTTATTATGTAAACATTGTCATATATTAAAATCCCATCGTGATGGAGATTATGTGAATAAAAAGTACAAACAATAATTTAAATATATTTATAGATACACTCTTAAATACAAAACAAATGGAAAAAACATTTAAAATGATTTCTTGCAGCTCTTGTGGAAATGATATGCCCGAGTTAAGATTAACTCAATATGGTTATGATTTTTGCGTTACCTGTTCTGAAAACGGGAAAGGTGAAGGAAAAAAACATGGTATTCCAGTTTTAATGGGAGAAGGAGATCATACTTGGGTTGAGACTGTTATCATGAGTGATAAACAATTTCAAATATACCAAGATCAAATTTCATCTGATAATAAGTTAAAAGCTAAAGCATTAGCTGATCTTACTGATCCAGATATTGAAGATGATAAAAATTTACAAGGTCCACTTACTATTATTAATACTGAAGAAGAAGAATAGTTTTGAGTAATTTAAAGAAGTTTTTAAGCAAAGAACAAATTGTAGCTGCCCAAGGTAAGACATTATCTAATATGGCAGCTGCAAGATACCTTCATGTTTCTTATCAACATTATAAGAAGTATGCTAAGATGTATAATTTGTTTGACACTCATTTAAATCAAGCAGGTAAAGGTGTGCCTAAATTTTTAAAGGGTAGTAAAAAAATGCCTGCTATGGTTGAAATTATTGAAGGTAGAATTGCTGCCTCATCATTTGAACCTAATAAACTTAAATACTCACTTATTGAGCAAGGATATTTATCAGAAGAATGTACTGTATGTAAATTTAAAGAAAGACGAGTATTAGATTACAAAATGCCTTTATTACTTCATTTTAAGGATAAAAATAGTAATAATTATAGTCTAGATAATATTCAGTTATTATGTTATAATCATTATTTTTTAACCGTAGGTGATGTATTTAATACTAATGATGTTAAACAGATTGAAACCCAACAAGAACATTATGGTACAACTGAAACTATAGAATGGGAAGTTGATGATTATCATTTACAACGTTTAAAAGAATTAGGTTTAGCAGATGAGGATGATGATGGAGTTAATCAATATATCTCTAGAATATAATGAAAAACAAAAAACATAGTAAAATAGTAAACGATTACGATAAACAAAAAATCAAACATTTAGATAGATTAGCATCAAAAATGTTGGATAATGACGAAAAATTTCGTAAATTACAAGATAAGAAAATTAAGGGTAACTTTTTAAAAAATTTTTAATATGGAATTCAAAAATAAAATAGTATATAATACTACTAAGGAAATGGAAAAATTACTTAATGGAGAAAGTAAATACCTATCTGATTTGATAGTAGATATTGCTCTTCAAAATTTAAAAACACGTAAAAAAGAAATTCCTGTATTACAAATTATAACTAAAGATACTGATTTTATCTATGATATTATTATTGATAGAGAGGATATGATTGAAACTTTAGAGATAAATCTAGATACAATGCAAGATTATGAAGATTATGAGCGTTGTTCGTTAATAGTTAATGCTCTAGATTATTTAAAATCTAAAGTTAAAAAGTCATAAAGTACAAAAATAAGCCAATATTTATAATAAATTAAATTTATAAACAAATGGCTAAAAAAACAAATGACAATAGTTATGCTCCTAAAACAGGAAAAGTAAGTAGACCCGGAGTACACGCTAAAAGTAAGACTTCAAAATTAAAATCAAGCAAAAATTATGCCAAAGCCTATAGGGGTCAAAGAAAATAAAATTGTGTTAAATACTCTTACATTTTTTAATCATATGACTGATGAAGATTTAATAAAAATAGCTTTAGTCGGAAGATTAAAAGATTTATGTTATGCCTTATCTCTTGACTTAAATTCAAAAACCCAAACTTATGAAGCCTAAATTACAAGTTATTCAGTTTACCCTTCAAGAACAATGGGAAGCTTCTAGACATTTAGTCCAGAAGAATAAAAAGAAATATTATCGTAAAGAAAAACACAGAGTCGCTAGGAATAGCGACTTTTCTTTCGTACATTTATGTATTAATTAGAAAATAAAGGTTATGGCACTATTACAATTTACTCATTTAAACAAATATAATAATCCTCGAACAAGGGTTGTATATAGTCCAACAACACAACTTAGTATTAATCCTAAAGGATTTGGAAAATTTATTAGTGTTAAGGTGTTCAAATATGAACATACTCATCCAATATATCCTCCAACATTATTTGTTTCAAATGGAAAAAAATATATTTTACCTACTTGGCAAGAGGTAGATATGAAAACTGAAGTTAGTGATATTAATTGGATTAAACCATTAATTAAACAAGTTAAACCTGAAACTGATACTTGGAGATTTAAATCATCAAGTAGTGATTCAGAATATATTGTTAGAAAAACAGGTAACGTTTACAAATGTAATTGTCCCGGGTTTTGGAGATCAAAAGATAGAGAATGCAAACATATTAAAGAAGTTAAAAATTATTAATTTAAAACAAAAAGGTTATGTATTACAAATTTAATGAAGAAACATTGTTACCTGAAAAAGTTAAATTGACTAATAAGTCATTAATGGGTTTAGGAGCAGCAGTAGGATTATTATTAATTTTTGGATTTACATCTAATCCAGTTAATGAGATAGAAAATTTATCTCAAGAAGAGAAATTAATTGTAATTAGAGAATATAATGAATTCTCAGAGGAAAAACTAATTGAAAAGATTACAGAGTTAAATTTTAGATACCCTCATATCATTTTAGCACAAGCTAAATTAGAATCAGGGCATTTCAAATCAACTATCTTTCTAGAGAACAATAACATGTTCGGTATGAAGGAAGCTAAGTTAAGAGCTAATTTAGCAAAAGGAACAAATAGAGGTCATGCCTATTACGAAACATGGCAAGAATCAGTTATCGATTATGCTTTATACTATTCATCTTACTTAAGAAGTATTAAAACTGAAGGAGAATATTTTGAATACTTAAGACAGAATTATGCTGAGGACCCAACATACGTTCAAAGATTAAAAGAGATTATTAATAAACAAGAATTAAAAAATAAATTCTAATGATAGGAGGAGCACAACCAAAAGTATTAGTAAAGTTAAATGATAGTAATGAACTATTATTAGATGAAACATTCGAAGCTATCTATGGAAAAGAATCAGAACATAAATATAAATTAGTTCGAGAAAGAGATCAATTAACTAAAACATCCAGAGATGTAAAATGGTTAGAGTTTAATGATGATGGGAAATATAAATCAGACTTTAAAGACATTGCTGTTGGTAGAAGTTTATTAATGTCTCCATTTGGTCCTTTCTTTACTTGGCAAACTACTTTAGTAACAGAAATTGTTGAACAAAGAGAGGATTATATTAAATTTAGAACAGAAAACAGTGACTACGAATTATTTACATTATGAAACATAAAATATACTTAGACGATGTAAGAACACCAGTTGATCCAAGTTGGAAAGTAGTTAGAAACTACGAACAATTTGTAGATCAAGTTACTTACTATGGGTTAGAAAACATTGATGTAATTTCATTAGATCATGATTTAGGACCTTCGGCAATGGCTGAATGGCACTCAAACGTGTATTACAATTACGAATTAAATTATGATAATATTGAAGAGAAAACTGGAATGGATTGCACTAAATGGTTGGTTAATCAATGGTTGGATGGATCTCCTGTTGTTGATGTTGTAATACATTCTGCAAATGCCGTTGGTAGTGCTAATATGATGGGTTATATAAATAACTACAGACATATCCATAGATTACCTCAAAATTGTGTAAGAGTACAAATTGAACATACAGTATAGAAATTATGGAAGATTTTTTTGAAGATTTAAATAACCAACCAAGACCAAACTTCTTTAGAAGAATATGGTTATGGTGGGAACATGATGGAAAGTATTATCACAAATACTTTAAACAAGGTGTTAAAAACATTATATATTGGTTTCCAATCATATGGAAAGACCGAAATTGGGATGGTCATTACATCTTTGAAATATTACAACATAAACTAAAAGCTCAAGCTAATTACATTGGTAGAAGAGATTTTCATACTCGAGCACAACTTGATGCTAAAAGAATGAGACTTTGTGTTAAGTTAATTAAAAAAGTACAAGAAGAAGATTATACAATGGAGTATATGGATTATCATAAAGACAGAGTATGGTTTACACCTTGTGAAGACAGAGAAGGATCTTCCTTATACAACTCAGAAGAGGTATGGGAAAAGTATGATGAATATTTTGCTAAATATCCCTTAGTATATAAAAGAGTTTTAAAAGGAGAAGGAGTATTTACTTTAAATGGTAGAAATGATTCTGATATGAAAAGAGTAATAGCTCAGAATATTGCTCACCTTAATCACGATCGAGCAAGAAAATTACTATTTAAAATAATGGAAGAAAATTCC